AAGATATAAATAAGGACTATGAAACAAACGCATTAACAATTCAAGTTAACACAGGTGATATAATGGGTGAAAATAATTATGCAAGATTATTTGGTGGACATTATATTGAGTTTAATGAAAAGTATTTTAAAGACAAAGACTTACTTATAAACAATGTTAAAACAAAAATATCAGAAAAATGGTGGCAAGATATAGACGTTAATAAATATAATGTGTATCCTGTAACACACGAATATGGACATCTACTTGAATATAAAATGATAGAAAATATAGAACATAAACACGGATACAAAGGAAGTTTAGGTAGAGGTGATTATTTTCAAGGTGATTTAAAAATACAAAGAGAAATATTAAAAAAGGTTCCTGATATGGATAAATATATAAGTGGTTATGGTAAATCAACACCTAGAATGGAATGGTTTGCAGAAACATTTACTAAAATGGAATTAGGTGAACAAAACGAATTAACAATAGCACTGAAAGAATATATAGATGATTTTATGAGAGGTAATTATGAATATTTTAGATAGACCTTATTTTATGGAAAACAAAGAATGGTATTATTGGGATAAAGAAGAATGGAAATATAAATTAACTGATAAAGCACCACAAAAAGCAATAGAAAGTTATAATGAATTTTATAAAAATATAAAAGAAGAACCATATTAAGGTTCTTTTTTTTTACACTTTACAAAAAATAATTAAAATTTTTCTTGCAATTAACATAATAGTATGTTAATATATTATTGAAGGGAGATGAAGATATGAAAAAATTTAGATTAAGAAAATGGGTTGAATATTTATTAGTAGTAGTTGCATTCCTATCCTTATGCGTGATGGGTAGTGAATGCGATGATATGATGATATTCATAGTAAGCCATTTAATAGCAACATTAATATTTGTAGTAAGTTCAAGTATACTTATAAAGTATAGCGAATAGGAGGGATATAATGATTAAGTATAGAGAATTTAATGTTAACCCAAAAGGGAGAAGAACGGGGGACTGCTCAACAAGAGCATTAGTTGGAACACTAAACATAGAATATGATGAGGCATTAGAATTGCAATGTGAAGTAGCAAAGAAAACTTGCTATGGACTAACTGATAAACAAGTAATGGAAGGTGTATTAGAAAAGTTTGGATATGTTAAGATGAAACAACCTAAAAAGGCAAATGGTAGAAAATACACAGTTGGAGAACTTGATGAGATATTAACAGATAAGCAAATGCAAGAAGGAGTATTTGTAACAATAGCAAACCACCACACTTGCATTGTAAAAGGTGAATTACAAGACATATGGGACTGCCGATATAAAGCGGTAGGTAATTATTATGTAAGAGGTTAAATATGAAAGATAGAAAGAAATTTATAGAAGACAATTTCATTACTTGTGATGATTGCGGATACAACAACCAAAAAGACAGGTTCCAAGCATACGGAACTTGTCTTCGTTGCAACAAAGTATTAGATAATAGGGTTTATTTTAAAGCACAATGTAGGAAACAAGCATTTAAAAGTATAAAATCTAGGGGCAAAAACAAGACAAGGGCGTTGTTGTCTTTCTAGTAATTTGTGATATACTTAATATGTAAGAGTATCAAGGAGAGAGAAATGGTTGAAACAATTATAAATTCAGTAATAGGTGTTATTGTTAGTGGTGTAGTAGGGTATCTAATAGGAGCATTAAGAAACTACAAGAAAAGACTACAAGAAAGAGAAATTGAAGCAAAGGTTATAAAAGATGCACTGAAGACACTTCTACAAAGCAACCTAACAAACACTTATTTTGCTTATGAAAACATAGGTAAAATACCCGATTATGTTTATAGAAATTGGCTTAATGAATTAAAGATGTACGAGCAACTAGGGGGTAATGACTACATTCATACACTTTCAGACAAAATGAAACATTGGGATATTACTGTAACAGATATATTAGGGAGGTAGAAATAATGGAAGAGAAATCATTTGCTATGGAAATGTTAAGTGATTATAAAAGGCAAAACAAAAGACTATTCATAATAATTATAGTTATCTTAACAATGTGGTTTGCTACCATTGGTTATTTGGTATATGTTCTAAACGATATTGGAACAGAGACTATAACAGAAGAAACAACAACGCAAGAAATAACTGATTTTGACACAGTTGATGGCAATATTGTTAACAAAGGTAATGTATGGGAAGAATAAGGCAAACATATAGGAAAAGAACAATAAGAAGAAAGTTCAGAAAGTCAAGAAGAAGATAATGAAATTCTTTGAATATACCAAAGCCGATTATGAACGAATAGTTGATGAATGTATGTTAGATGAAGAATATAGTAAATTACTAGAATATAAAATAAAGGGATATTCAATAGTCAAAATAGCAAGTTTACTTAATTGTAGTGAGCCTAGAGTAAGTGTTATGATTAAGAACTTGAAAAAGAAGATTAATAAAATCATATAATTTTTATATAAGAATTGTATAAGAACTCAATAATTTTGAGTTCTTTTTTTATGCGACAATTTAGGTGAAAGGAGGAAGACTATGGATAAATCTCAAGAGGGCAATGAGCCTATTGATACTATCTACTTCCTTCTTTTACTTTTGTAGGAGGAAATTATGTATAACAACTTATACAACAACCCATTTAGCATTTATAACCCACAAACAGATATAGATAAGATAAATGCTCAAATAAACGATTTAGAGAAGAGAAAGAGCCAAATACAACAACCTGTGCCTATAACTCAAAACTTTCAACTTGCACCAACTAGAGAAGTAATAAGATATGCAAATTCATTAGAAGATGTGCAAAGAGAGTATGTGATAGGAGATACACCATTCTTTAGTAAAGATATGAGTGTTGTATGGATAAAAAATGCTAAAGGAGAAATTAAGACATTTGAATTAACTGAAATCATACCTAAAGATGAAAAGGATATGCAGATTGAAATATTAAGAAATGAAATAGAAAAAATGAAGAAAGAGATGAAGAAAAATGAGACAAATGTTGGAGATGTTAATGCAACAGAAATTGCAGGAGATACCACAAGGAATGATGAAGAACTTGGAGCAACAATTGAAGAGGATAAACCCTCAAGCATACAAAGAGTATCAACAAGCAAGAAAAGATAACGTGGACCCTAATGAATATTTAAACAAGGTAGTAAATGGTTTTAACCCTCAACAAAGACAATCTTGGGACACAATGATGAAAGGTATTAGCACTAGATAGTGTTGATATAGAAAATATTTAGAAAGGAGAAAAACAAATGAACGGAGGAAATTCAGGAATAGTTCCAACAGTTGACCTAGCAACTAATAACACTTATCCATATCCTGTTATGTATGGTAACGGAGGTTTTGGTGGAAATGGTGGGTTCCTAGGTGGAGAAGGAATTTGGGCATTTTTATTGTTCGCTTTAATCTTTGGTAACGGAGGATGGGGCAATAATGGTGGTGGTTTCTTTGGTGGTAGAGGTTTTGATGATGGATATGCTTGGCTATCTAATGGTCAAAAAGAAATTATGCAAAACACTAACCAAGGGTTCGACACATTACATTTATCTAACCAATTAGAAGGAACTAGAGATGGTATTTATTCATTATCTAATCAATTATGTAATAGCACAAGTGATATAACAGGTGCCATATCAAATGGTTTCTACAATAGTGAAATAAGTGCTAATAACAGACAAATGGCTAATATGAATACTGCATTTAACCTACAAAGTCAGTTAGCACAATGTTGCTGTGAAAATCGTCTTGGAACACAAGACTTAAAAGCAACTGTTATTAGTGAAAACTGTTCTGATAGAGAAGTATTAAGACAAATAGGTCAAGATATTCTTGTAAATCAAACTGCTAACACTCAAAAGATAATTGATGAAATCTTTAGAGATAGATTAGATGAAAAACAAGATAAAATTGATGAGTTAAATAGACAAATCTTAATGAAAGACCTAAATGCTTCACAATTAGCACAAACTCAATCAATTATATCTAACGTTTACAACGAATTAAAGAACTGTCCTGTTGGAACAGTCCCAGTATATGGAAATACACCTATATTTAGTTGCAACAACAATGGGTGTGGATGTGGATATAACACAACAAGTCAATTTATTTAACAGCAAATAGTCGATTACGACACGCTCGATTACGAGAACTTGCTAAAAGTGAACGGTAGTAAACGCTACTGAACGGAGAATAGGCATAGTTCTATTCTCTT